ATGGACAGAGAGGGATACGGTATTAATTGGAGAGGTAATTTATATGAAACAAGATAACAATAAGGAGGATAGATAAAGAATGAAACAACTAGAAATAATATTTAAAGATGTAGATTTTATAGATGATAAAGAAAAGATGTATGACTTTTACATCTTATCAAAGATAGAATTTTTAAAATCATATTCATACGTAACTGAATTAGAGTATGACAATACCGATAGGAGGATATATGAAAATTAAAGTAATAGAAACAGTAGAAACTATATGGGAACTACCTGATAATCATTTTGATGAGTATGATTATGATGAAGAAGATTGTGATGATAATGAGATAGCAGGACATTATCAGTCTGGTAAAAGATTGCTATGGGAAATTACAAACACTGAAATATCTTATGATACAAGATGTTGGGAGGAACTATAAATGAAATGAAAAGATACAGAGACATATACGAATACAGCACTATATCACATAAGGCTTACAGCGTAGCGAAACAGAACAGGAAATGGTGTAGTACATGGGTAGTTGTTGAGCCTAATAAGATACAGCTTGACAAACCTATAGCAATTAGGAGGTTAAAAGAATGTTTGACATAACAATAACAACTGTGATAATTTATATAATTGTAGGGCTAATGGTTGGCTACTACTTAAATGAGAGGGACTAAGAATGAGTAATATAATAACAGAAACATACGCTGATAAACTGTATGAGGAACTATACGAAAAGTATTATGAAGAAGTAGGTAAGACTACAGATGATGTTGGGTATATAGAAAAGGAAGCTGAGAGATTAGCTGAAATAGATTTAGATAACTTTGAAATGGAGGGATAAAGATATGAAAACTTGGAGTAGCACAATAACATATTCTGTGTTTGATATGGGCAGAGAATGTGAAACAGAAGAAGACTATATTGAGTGGGTAAAAGAAACTTTTAGAGAAGACCACAACATAGAACTAAGAGATGATGAAATAACTAACATTGAAAGGGAGGAATTATATTATGAGTAAACTATACAGAGAATATGAATATGAAAAAGAATGTGTACTTCACACACTTGACAAACTTGAAATGAGTGTAAGGTTTCTAAACGTATGGGTCAATGAGCCTATGGGTTTAGAGAACGCTAAGTACGTATTAGAAAAGAACTCTAACAGGAAATATGATTTGTTAGATATTAATATGGTAAAGGAATTAGTAGAGGAGGAAGTAAGATGACACATGATATACTAATGAAGGTAGCAATACTGGGTATGATAACTTGTATCTGGATATTGTATTTAATAAATGGAGGTGCAGTGTGAGTGATTGGATAGAAGGAACTAAACCTAAGAAGATAGAAGCTAGATACAGTGCATATCTTAGTTGGGATTTAGATGAACTAGGTATTGACTGGGACGATATAGAAGATTGGGACTTGTTAAGAGCAGACCTACACATAACTTTTAAAGACGGAACTCAAAAGGTATATGAAAACTGGCAAGACTTGGACGTAGATTATAAACATAACTTTGAAGAAGTACTTATCCTTGATGAGAACTGGGACAGAGTGGAGGGATTGAACTGATGAAAGTATATGAGATAAGCAGTAAGGGAAGCAAGTATATCTGTAAGTTGTTTGTTAGATGACATTCCAAACGATACAAATTTTTATAAAGATATGGTTCATATACAAAACCAAATAACAACAATAGAAAAATATTTTGAGGAGGTTGATGATGACAGCTAAAGAAATGACAGATAAGGATTTTATAAACTTTCAAGATGATTTTTATAATCTTTTAGAAAAGTATGGAGTTGGTAAGATTGATATAGAACATTCACAGTTTAATAGTATTTGCAACCTTAGAAATAAGGTAGTAGAATTTATTGAACAAGAAACGTGGGAGCAAGATAATGAATAAAACTTTATACAAAAGACTAGAAGATATATGTGCTAGAGAATATGTGGTCAATAAATTATCTGAACATAAGTTTAGAACATTTGTCGACTTTCTTTATGATGACATAAGAACATGGGATAGACCAACAGAAGTATCAGATGTTGACATAATACATAGGATAGAAGAACATCTAAGCTACATGGTGAGCAGGAGATTAGCTGATGCACACATAGGTACTAACCATGACTAACAATCTCTTAGAAAGGCTTAGAAAAAAATTAGTATTTTTACTTGACAAGCTAGAAATTAAGTTTACAATACTTAAAAAACCTAGTAACAATAATAAAATAATTATTAATAAAGATATTAAAAATAATATTCCTAAACATTTAAAGGGATTAAATAATAAACAACTAAAAGATTTACAAAGTCTTTTTAAAAAGAGGATATAATATGAAGGTAAAACAATTAAAAACTAAAGTAAGTATTGACATGAGTGTTAGTGAGTATGACACTTTATTTAAATACATAAACAAAATAGATAGTATGTTAAATACATTACATGAAACAAATGATTTATGGTTGTCTGATGTACATAACTTAAGCAGTCTTAGATATGAGTTAGTTGAGTTGCTAGATGCTGAATGGAATCCAGATACTTATAGATATATAAAGAGAGGTAGTAAATAATATGAAAGCATTTATTTTTAAAATACTAATGTTTATAACTTTAGGTTTAACTATGTATGTTAGTGTTCTTGTACTTGATAAGAATACTACTATCAATACAGAAGATATAGATACTATCAATAGGAAGATGAACTCTCTTGAAGAAACTATACTTGAAGTAGAGACAGAACTTAACAACTTGAAAATTATTTACAAGGGTTTGAGAGATGCTGTAAACAATACAGAGATAGAGGTTGATACTAAAGTAAGACAAGCTGTTGATGATAAGTTCAAGGAGCAATCAGCTACAGGTGGGTTAGGTGTATTGACTGGAGACTATGCAGAGTTAGAGTTAGAGTTAGAGGAAGTTGAATGAGAGAAGACTGTAAGCTAACACCTATGACTAAAGAAGAGTATAGGGTATGGGAAGATTATGTTATTAATTATAACTATAATAATCCTACCGACCAGATATCTTATGAAGTTACATTTGTTAATAATGATATCTATGAAGTTAAATTATTAGACTTAAAGGTTGACAGAGAGGGAGAGTAGTAGTATCATAGATACTTATTTCAGGTATGTCCAAAGGTGTAGCCCTCAACTAACCTTCCTGAACCTAAAGACATACGATTATATCGTGCTAGTTACTGGTCTAGTGCCAAGAAAACCAGACTAAGTTTTACAAGTTTTGCGGGTGTCCGAGCTACTGTAAAAACTTTAGAGGTGGCAACACTTATTAAAGTTGTAGATGACATGGGATAAGAACTAAACCGGAGACCTTCCCCGCAAATTAGTTGCTCTCTACTTTAGCAGGTATGGGTTTTGAGAATAAAATAAACTCATCCATTTTAACACGAGGGTTATTATGAAATTATATTTTAAATCAACAACACTAGACAAGAAGATAGCTTGGACATGGGTAGACATGGATAAAGCATACTGGCTTAGTTGGATTCCTAAGAAGTCTGATATCAAAATCGTTACAAGACTTAACAAAGAACAAAAGAAAGAAGCACGTGATGAACTGTGGGAAGAGTTACAATCCTCTGCACAATTTACACGTGATAGAAACAACGCAAGACGTAGAGCAAAAAGACTTGCAAAGCGAAGCAAGACGTGATAGAATCTGAACACTTAATACTAAAAAACTAAACCAACGGAGGTAATTATATGTATGAGTATGTAGAAGGAAAAGCTATGTGGGCTAATGTCAGCACACCAAACACTAAGTTTGAACCACATAAGTATGGAATAGTTGTGTTGACTGATGAAGATACTGCTACCAGATTAGAGGGTGCAGGTTTATCAAGAGTAAGAACCAGAGATGGTCAAGCTAAGTATGATGAACCGGCTTTCTCATTCAGTAGAAAAGTAGAACGACATGATGGGACTACCAATCCTGCACCTAAGTTAGTTGACGGAGACGGAAACCCTTTAGATGTTAGTCTTGGTAATGGCTCTGAAGTTACTGTGAAGATTAAACCTTACACAGGAAAGTATGGTACGTTTGCAGAGTTAATAGCTGTAAAGGTTACTAACCTAATAGAATACACTGAACCTAGTTCAGACAACGAGGAATTTTAATATGATTATTACTATTAAAAATGATGATGGCGAATCAGTCTATGATGTTTCAAAGATTGAGGACGAACAGAAGAGAGCAGGTGCTAATGTATCTATCAGTAAGATAGGAACATTGAATGTATTAGTTGAGGCATTGAACTATGCTTCGCAAGGACATCAAAGCAATCTTGAATCTGTATTGAAAGATAGTCCAGAGGCTGTCGTTGAACAAGAAGAAGAAGAAACTGTAGAAGATTCAGACGAATCATAATTCATAGTGAGGGCTAACATGGATAAAACTTGGGACAAGCTACACCAACCCTGTCCACTTTGCAACAGTAGTGATGCTGTAGGAATCAACGAAGATGATTCAGCAAAGTGTTTCAGTTGTGGGGAATTTATGCCTAGCTATACTAAAGCATGTGGAGGAAAGGATATGCAAACAGCAACGACAATAGAAACTAAACAACCAGATACGGTAGGAGAAGGAAAGTTTTCAGCCCTTACGGACAGGAAGATTTCCATGAACACTGCTCAGAAGTATGGGGTTAAATGTGTACATGACTTACAAGGTAATGTAGTTAAACATTTTTACCCATACTATAATGGGCATGAGTTATCAGCTACTAAGATTCGTAACTGTAAAGACAAAGACTTCTTTGTATCTGGTAGTTATAATGATACAGGTTTGTTTGGTCAACAACTTTTCAAGGGTGGTAAGTATGTTACCGTTACTGAAGGGGAGTGTGATGCTATGGCTACCTATGAACTCTTGGGTTCTAAGTGGGCTGTAGTATCTATTAAGCGTGGAGCAAATGGTGCAGTAAAAGATATCAAGGAAAGCTTAGAGTTCTTTGATGACTTTGAAAATGTTATCATTGCTTTTGATAAAGATAAGGCAGGACAAGAAGCTAGTATTAAAGTTGCTAGACTTTTCAAACCCGGAAAAGCTCGTATAGTTACGCTACCTAACGGTTGGAAAGACCCTAACGATATGCTAAGAAACAACAAGCATAAAGAGTTTGTTGAAGCTTGGTGGGCTAGTAAAGTTTATACACCCTCTGGTGTTATAAATGTATCTGAACAGCGTGAGAAGTTTAACAATCGTGAGAAGAAACAAAGCGTTCCTTATCCTTATGAAGGACTGAACAAGAAATTGTATGGTCTTAGAGCAGGAGAACTGGTCACACTTACAGGTGGTACTGGTCTTGGTAAGTCAAGTGTTACAAGAGAACTTGAACATCATCTTATTAAGAACACTACAGATAACGTAGGTATCATAGCACTAGAAGAAGATTGGAGAAGAACCATTGACGGTATCTTATCTATTGAAGCTAACGCTAGGTTGTACGTTGACCAAGAACGTGAGAAGTTTTCTCAAGAAGAATTAGATAAGATGTTTGATATTCTCTATGATGGAGAGAACAAGAATAGAGTATGGGTTCATTCACACTTTGGTACGAATGACATTGATGACATCTTTACTAAGCTTCGCTTTATGATTATAGGATGTGACTGCAAGTGGGTGGTCGTTGACCATTTACATATGTTAGTCAGTGCTGTACATGAAGGAGATGAGAGACGTGCCATTGATACTATCATGACTAGGCTAAGAAGTTTGGTAGAAGAGACAGGTGCAGGAATCATTTTAGTTTCTCACTTACGTAGAGTTGACGGTAACAAAGGACATGAGAACGGTATTGAAGTATCACTATCTCATCTAAGAGGTTCTAATAGTATTGGACAACTTAGTGATTGTGTGATAGCCTTAGAACGTAATCAACAATCAGATGACCTGAGGATGAAGCAAGAACTACAAGGCTTCGTATCTTAAAGTCTAGGTATACAGGAGATGTAGGTATGGCATGTAGAGTTATATATGATGCAGAAACTGGAAGACTATCTGAAATATCAGATGATGATATAACCTTTGATGCTAGTCTTGACGAGGCATTTTAATGGACTTAGTATTTGACATAGAAACAGATGACTTAAAAGCAACTCTGGTACATTGTATCGTTGCTCAAGATATGGATACTGGAGAGATATATAAATATCCACCAGATAAATTGAAAGAAGGTTATGAACTGTTGGCTAATGCAGATACTTTAATAGGACATAACATCATCGGATTTGACATACCAATGGTAGAGAAGTTCGGTGGTGTTGACTTGTCAAAGATACCAGTCATTGATACTCTTGTACTATCAAGACTGTTCAACCCTAATAGAGAAGGTGGTCATAGCCTTGAGAAATGGGGATATAAATTAGGCTATCATAAGATAGACTTTTCAGATTATCTTAATTATTCTAAAGAGATGATGGACTATTGTGTTAGAGATGTACAACTCAACGCTGTAGTATTAAAGAAACTTAGAGAGGAGAGCAAAGGATTCTCTAAACAATGCATAGCTATTGAACAAGGTGTAGCTAGGATAATGAAACAACAAGAAGTAAATGGATTTAAGTTTGATTTACAATCAGCACTGTTATTACTTGCTGAACTTAGAGAAAAGAAACAATCCATTGAAGATGAAGTTCACAATACATTTAAACCTAAATGGGTAGATGATAAGTTAGTTAAGCCTTACATCAAGAAAGATGGAGACTTATCTAAGCGTGGACTTACAGATGATGAGTATCAAAGATGTTTAGATACAAATAACTTTGAACCTTTTATGAGACAAACACTACAAGACTTTAATCTTGGTAGTCGTAAACAGATAGGAGAATATCTTATTGACTTTGGTTGGAAGCCTGAAAGGTTTACACCAACAGGTCAACCTATAGTAGATGAGAAAACCCTATCAGCAATCACACATATACACGAAGCTAAACTTATAGCAGACTTCTTACTACTTCAAAAGCGTATAGCTCAAGTTGACTCTTGGGTTGAAGGAGTACAAGAAGATGGTAGAGTACATGGCTTTGTAATACCTAACGGTGCTATTACAGGAAGAATGACACACAGGAATCCTAACATGGCACAAGTACCGGCAGTCTATAGTCCTTATGGTAAGGAATGTAGAGCATGTTGGACTGTAGAAGAAGGTAATGTTTTAATCGGAGTTGATGCTTCTGGTCTTGAGATTAGAATGTTAGCTCACTACATGAATGACGAGGAGTACACAAATGAAATTCTCAATGGAGACATACACACCGCTAATCAAAAACTTGCAAACCTTGAATCAAGAGATAAGGCAAAAACATTCATCTATGCACTTATGTACGGAGCAGGAGATGAAAAACTTGGAAGCGTGGTCGGAGGAAGTACATCAGATGGTAAGAGAGCTAGACAATATTTCTTTGATAATAAGCCTACATTTAAGTCTCTTAGAGACAGAGTACAAAGAGCTTCAGCAAAAAACTACCTCAAAGGATTAGACGGTAGGAAGCTATATGTTCGTAATCAACATTCAGCATTGAACACTTTGCTACAAGGTGCAGGTGCTATTGTAATGAAACAAGGATTGGTTATACTAGATGAGTTGCTACAATTAAATAACATGGAATATAAATTCGTAGCTAACATACATGATGAATGGCAGATAGAAGTTCCTAAGTGTCATGCTGATAAGGTAGGGCAATTAGCTGTAGACAGTATAGTAAAAGCAGGAACACATTTTAATCTTCGTTGTCCTCTGGATGGCGAATACAAGATAGGAGGTAACTGGAGTGAAACCCACTAAATGCAAATGTAATCAAGAGTATATTCCAGAATTATTTACTGAGCTATGGGAAACTTTTTTTATTCCTTCACATGATAATTGCGGAACAACAATAAAAGTATATGCTGATATGTGTACTGAAATAGAACACTGGTCTAATAGAGAAGACGGAGAGCATGACGTAGTGACAGACTTATGTCATTACTGTGCTGTAAAATTAAAATTTAACGTACCTCATATTGTAGAGTATAGTAAAGGAGTAAATTGGTATGAAACCAAATAAAGAAGACAGAAAGAAATTTGATATTGACCTAGAGTATGGAGAGATAAGAGAAGATAAAATAAAAGACATGCTAACTGGTAAGAAGATAGAAGTTAAATCAGAGAAAGGTATGTGGATGAAGACAGGTAACATATGTATAGAGTATGAGTCTTGGAATAAACCATCAGGAATTAGAGCAACAGAATCAGACTATTGGTTTCATAACTTATGTGTAGGAGACAATGAGTTCTGTACTCTTGTATTTAAAACAGATGTACTTAGAACTATTGTTGATGACCTTGATAGTTTTAAAACTGTATGTGGTGGAGACCATAACGCTAGTAGAATGTTCTTAGTTAATCTTCAGAAATTATTCTCATCAGATGTTATTAAAGCATTTAAGGAAACTGAAGATGAAAAAAAATAAGAAAACACTTGACACATTAGTAGAAGATATATATAATGAATTGTCGGCATTAGGAAAAGGCGAACATTTAAACATAGATGAAGAGTCAATCGAACAGTTTGGAGAGTCAATGAAACAGATTCTACATGACTGGTCTCATCCTAGTCCAAGAGGTAAACCTAGTTTAAGAATGTCTAACATAGGTAAACAACCTAGACAATTATGGTATGAAATGAACTCTGATTCTGAGAATACAGAAGTCATATCTCCACCTACATTTATTAAGTTCTTGTATGGACACTTACTTGAAGAGATAGTTTTATTTCTTGTTAAGTTATCTGGACATGAAGTTACTAGTGAACAGAAAGAAATAACAGTATCTGGAATCAAAGGACACATGGACTGTGTTATTGATGGAGAAGTTGTTGATGTTAAGACTGCTTCTAACTATGCCTTTAAGAAATTTAAAGATGGTACTCTAGCAGAGGATGACCCATTCGGATACATGGCTCAACTAGCAGGGTATGAATCAGCAGAAGGAACTACTCATGGTGGTTTCCTTGCTCTTAATAAAGAGTCTGGGGAGTTAGCTATGTTCAAGCCTGATAACTTTGATAAACCTAATATCAAAAAGAAAATAACTGATATTAAAAAGGCTGTTAAGTTAGCAACACCACCTGATAAGTGTTATGATGATGAACCAGATGGTAAGTCTGGTAACATGAAACTTGCAAGGGGTTGTACTTGGTGTAGGTTTAAACATGATTGTCATAAAGATGCTAACGATGGTAAAGGGTTAAGAGTATTTAAATATTCAACAGGATATAGATACTTAACTCAAGTACCTAAAGTTCCTAATGTTATAGAGGTAACACAAATATGAGTGGTAAGAAATCAAAACTATTAAGACGTAAGGCTGAAGGATTACTTATAGGTTGGATTCAAAGCATGACTCCTGAAGGAGAAGATGCTAGTAAGATTACTAAGAAAAACTTACATGAGTTTCTACCGGAGCAAACACATATCTTTGCTAACAATAGATTTATGTTAAGTGCTTATAGTCTTAGATGGTTCTATAAGAAAGTAAAACAAAATCCTAATTTTCATTTGGAAGAGTTAAGTGGTTAGAAGAGTACCAAGAAAACCTAGACCAAAGAAGGTAAACGTAGCTCAAGGGTACGACAGTAAATGGGAATTTGATATACATCAAACCATTCTCAAAGACTGGATGCATCATGGGGAAAAAATAGTTTATGTTGTTAAGCATAAGTATGAGCCAGACTTTGTGAAGATGTTTAATAATAAGATTGTATTGTTAGAAGCTAAAGGTAGATTCTGGGACTATGCAGAGTATAGTAAGTACATACATATTAGAGAAGCTTTACCTAAAGACTATGAGTTAGTCTTCTTATTTCAGAAGCCCTTCTCTCCAATGCCTCAAGCTAAGAAAAGAAAAGATGGAACAAAAAGAACTCATGCTGAATGGGCAGAGAAAAATAATTTTACATGGTATAGTGAAGAGACATTACCAGAGGAATGGAAAAGTGAATTATAAATTTAACGAAGATAAAATATTAAATGAATTAAAAGCTTACGTAGGTAATACGTATGACCAACACTATGCTAATGGTAAGTACCAAGCAACAGATATGATAATTGATTCCGGATATGGAGAAGGATTCTGTCTTGGAAACATTATGAAGTATGCTATGAGGTTTGGTAAAAAGAACGGTAAAAATAATTTAGACCTATATAAAATAATACACTATGCTATAATAGCAATATACGTAAACAATAAGGAACAAGACAATGGTTGAAGATAAGATAGGAAAGAAACCTTACCTAGGCATAGAGATAGATTATGATAGAGAAAAAACATTTGATAGATTTAGTTTAGACACACTCAAGGATAGATATCTTTGGGAAGGAGAAACACATGCCCAAGAAGCATTCGCAAGAGCCTCGGTCTTTGGAGCAACTTTTAAAGGCGATACGGATTTTGAATTGGCTCAAAGACTTTATGACTACAGTTCCTCTCGTTGGTTCATGTTTAGCACTCCTATACTTAGCAACGGGGGAACTACTCGTGGGCTTCCTATCAGTTGCTTCCTTAATTATGTTCCTGATAGTAGGGGTGGTCTATCAGCTCATTATGATGAGAACATATGGTTGGCAAGTTCGGGTGGTGGTATCGGTGGATATTGGGGAGATATTAGAAGTAATGGTATTTCTACTACTCATGGCAGTCGTTCTACTGGTTCAATTCCTTTCATGCATGTAGTTGATTCACAGATGTTAGCCTTTAACCAAGGTACAACAAGACGTGGTTCTTATGCGGCTTACATGGACATCAGTCATCCAGAGATTGAAGAGTTTATAAACATGAGAAAAGAATCTGGTGGAGATATAAACAGAAAGAATCTTAATCTTCATAACGGTATCAACATTACTAATGCTTTCCTTAAAGCTGTAGAGTTAGATGAAGACTGGAGATTAATTGACCCTAAAACTAATGAAGCTGTTAAGACTATTAACGCTAGAGATTTATGGTGGCAGATAATAAATGCTAGAGCAGAGACAGGCGAACCTTACATGGTAAACATTGATAAGTGTAACGAAGCTCTTTCTAAACAACAAAAAGATTTAGGATTAAAAATTAGACAAAGTAATCTATGTTCAGAAATTACTTTACCTACTAATGAAGAACGAACAGCAGTATGTTGTTTGTCTTCTGTAAACTTAGAACACTTTGATACTTGGTCAAAGGATGATAACTTTATACAAGATTTAATAACCATGCTTGACAATATACTTCAGCACTACATTGACAATGCAATAGACACAACACAGTTAGGAGAATACAGTGCGAATTTTAAACGCTTTCAAAAATATGTTAAAGAAGGTAAAGAAGGCTTTACCAAAAGTGCCTACTCAGCGTATAGAGAAAGGAGTCTCGGTCTTGGTGCTATGGGTTTCCACGCTTATCTTCAGTCTAGGGGATTACCTTTCGAGGGTATTTACGCATCTGGGTTTAACTTTAAGGCATTCACTTACATTAAAGGAAAAGCGAAAGAAGCAACTAGAGAGTTGGCTATTGAGAGGGGCGAAGCTCCTGACATCCATGGTAGTGGTAAGCGTAATGCTAATCTTCTTGCTATTGCTCCTAACGCTAGTAGCGGTATCATCTGTAGTGGGACTTCTCCTAGTATTGAGCCTTACAGGGCTAACTGCTATACTCACAAAACTTTATCCGGAAGTTATCAAGTTAAGAATAAATATCTAGAAAAGATTTTAAAGTCTAAAGGATTAAAAGCACAAGAGTTAGAAAACATTTGGAAAGATATATCTGGTAGTGATGGTTCAGTACAGCACTTAGATATTCTTACTAATGATGAAAAAGAAATATTTAAAACTGCAAATGAACTAAACCAAATATGGATAGTAGAACATGCACATCAAAGACAACAGTTTGTGTGTCAAGCACAATCAGTCAACCTGTTCTTTACTTTACCAAAGGCAACAGAACCTCAAGAAGTACATGATGAATACATGCAGTACGTAAATGATGTTCACTGGTATGGTATGAACAAACTTAAATCGCTTTACTATTTCCGTTCTAATGCTGCTCGTACAGTAGAGAATGTAAATGTTAAAGTACCAAGAATAAATTTAGAAGATACAGAATGTATCGCATGTGAGGGATAGTCGTGAACTGTTGGCATTGTAATACACAATTAATATGGGGCGGAGACCACGACATAGAAGAAGAAGACGAAGATTATATTATGGAGACTAACCTAAGTTGTCCTAAATGTAATTCATTAACAATAGTATATTTACCAAAGGAAGAAAAATTATGAGCCTATTAACAACAAGAGATTACTACAAACCATTTGAATATCCATGGATGTTTGACTACTATGTACTACAGAATCAAATGCACTGGATGCCTGAATCTGTACCACTACATACAGATGTCAAAGATTGGCAGGAACTTTCAAGTATAGAAAAGAATTTACTTACACAAATATTTAGATTGTTTACACAGTCTGATGTAGATGTAGGTGCAGGTTATGTAGATAAGTACATGCCTATCTTTAAAAAGCCAGAAGCTAGAATGATGATGGGTTCTTTTGCAAACATGGAATCAATACATCAACATGCTTACAGCTTGTTACTTGATACAGTTGGAATGCCTGAGATAGAGTACAAAGCTTTTGCAGAGTATGAAGAGATGTCAGACAAGCATGATTATGTTGGTAACTTTAAACCTTCTAAAGCTAAGAAAGAAAGCATTGCAAAAACTTTAGCAGTCTACTCAGCTTTTACAGAAGGACTACAGTTGTTCAGTAGCTTTGCTATTCTTTTAAACTTCCCAAGGTTCGGTAAGATGAAAGGTATGGGACAGATAGTTACTTACTCTATACGTGATGAGTCTATGCACGTTGAAGCTATGACTAAATTGTTTAGAGAGTTTATTAAAGAGAACATAGAAATATGGACAGATGATTTTAAAGCAGAGTTATATCAGATATGTAGACATATGGTAGAGCTTGAAGATAAGTTTTTAGATTTAGTATTTGATATGGGAGATATTAAAGGACTAACTAAAAAAGATATGTATGCTTACAATAGATACATAGCAGATAGAAGACTATTACAACTTGGTCTTAAAACAAACTATGACCAAAGAGAAAATCCACTTGGTTGGATTGATGAAGTGACAGGTGTAGAACACCAGAACTTCTTTGAAGGTAGGGCTACTACCTATATGAAGGCAGGGTTGAGAGGTAGACAGGACAATATTAAATTTACAAATTTAGAGGAGTCCCATGATTAATAAGGACGAAGCTAACCTAGTTAGTTTCAAAATTATCTTAACAAGAGATAATAAAATAATGACAGAGTTTAGTATGCTTCCGGAGAATATGGTTGATGAAGTATTTCCTATTGATGATAGACCATTAATGAAAACTATTATTAGGAACGGTAAAGCTAAACTAGAAAACCTACATGATTATTTTCAGAGAGAACTTAATGTTCTAAAGTAGTGTAAATAATAATATCATCTTTCTTACCCTTTACTTTTATAGGGTCTAGATACCTAGTGGGTATATCAGAGTTCATAGCTGTGGTGTACCCAATTACTATATCCTCTCCTACTTCTTTAGTAGAGCTTTCTAACCTTGCTGCTAAATTTACAGCATCTCCAATTGCAGAGTAATCAAACCTTGTATCACTTCCCATATTACCTATTACCGCCTCTCCTGTATTTATCCCTATACCTATCTCTATTCCTAAATCGGCTTCAGCCATATCTTGTTTTATTTTCAAGGCTGTTTGAATTGCTTTGGTTTCGTGTTGTTCTAGGTCTATAGGTGCATTGAAGATAGCCATCATTGCATCTCCTATATACTTATCTACCATACCACCATACTCTTTAACTGCATTAGCTTGTATGGTTAGTGCCTTATTCATTATCTCTGTAACTTGTTCAGGTTCTAAAGTTTCTGATAAACTTGTAAAGCCTCTAACATCTGTAAATAAAAACGTACAACGTCTTCTATCTCCGCCTAACTTCAAAAGCTCCGGATTATCTTGTAGTTGTTTGACTTGTCTTGGGTCAAGGTAATGTTCAAACTGTTTCTTTATAAGCTGTCTAAGTTTGAATTGTGTTCTAAAGTTTAGATAGAATTGTAGGGTAGCAATAAGTGTCATACTTATCATGCTCCATGTAAAGTCTATCAAGATATTAGAGCTTACAAAGTGATACTCCATATATCCCATGAGAGAGAACAAACCTAAGAAGGATACAACACCCTTAGTGATGCCAAGATAATTAATTGCAAGAGCTGTGAGTAGCCCTGACAGTACCAATAATAATAACTCAACAAACAATCTATAGTCTGGTATGTAAGGAGTATCCATCAACATACTTTCTGATAGAGCAGCTTGTATCTTATGAGGTTCTAGTAACCCTACAGGTGTTGCAAGTTGTGGAGATATTCCTTTAGCTGTGAATCCTACGAACACAAACTTATTAGCTACATCTAATTCTTCTAGTGTAGTCTGTGGTGTATCAACCCAACTAATCCATTTACGACCAAGACTATCTGTGGCAATGGGTGGAATGCCTCTCACTCTAACCTGTTCTATTCCATTCAGATTTGTGACAATCTGATAAGTTCGACCACCTCCTAGTATTTTTAAAACTTCCGTTCCAAACGAAGCGACCCACCCATTATTAGTTTGTTGTAGTAGAGGTATTCTCCTTACTAAGTTATCTACATCTACTGGTGCAGATATAGCACCTTGATTAGCTGATTCTTTTAATACATCTATGTTCTCTAAAAAGCCTTGAGCTTTTGGTAAAGAAACTATTGGACCTTTGATAACTGTACCAACTGTCTTTGGATAGTTATTATTGTTTACTTCAGGCATGGCTATGACACTTGGAGAGCTTTGTAAAGCTTTAGAGAACTCATCATCTCCACCTAGTCTATCTGCATGTGGGAATAACATAACCCAACCAACACCTAAAGCACCAGCATTTATTATATCGTTGTGAATCTTTGCAAGTGTTTCTCTAGGCAGAGGATATCCACCCTGTTCATCTAGGAATTGTTCGTCTATATTGAGGATTGTAAAGTATTCGGTTGGACTTTGTTCTTGCACTAGAGCATCAAAGGTTTTGAGTCTTAGTACTTCTAATGGTACACTATTGAAGAGGAGAGGCAAAGTTAATAGAGTTAATAAGGTAATTGCCCACTTCATGTTAGTCTCCTTGCGTTATAGTTATGGTAGAGTTACCACCACCGTTGACAACTATCTGTGTACTCTTACCGTTTTGTATCATTACAACAGTGTAAGCATTTGATTTGTCTAGTTCTAATTTAATAGTATCTTCTAAAGCTTTATAAAAAGTTATGACGTTATCAGTCATAAAAGTATTTATCTGTGTCTCACTATCGTAACCAACTTGTGTACCTTTCAGGTCTACATCAGACTTTAAAAGTGTTGAAGTTTGGTCTAGCTCGTTTACATCCTCTATGATGTTTAACAAGTCTTCAAGAAAATTTACATCAAGATAGTTAATGTCAAGCTCAGTAAATTCTAGTTCATCTTCTGCTAAGTAATCTACTTCTAAGTCATCAAACTCAAGGTAGTCAACATCAAGAAGATTAGTGTTGCTCCCTCCATCTTGTCTCTCATTCTCTTTTATTTCCTGTGGTTGGTTTACTATTAACATGTTATCAATTAACTCAAGAGTCAAGTCAAGGATAACGGGATTAGTGGGTTTAGTTTCAAACATAGAAACTGTAGTAGCTTGATAAGGCTTGTTAAGAACCACCTGTCCCATTGCTGTGCTAACGAGTATCTCCCCACTTGGAAGACCATCGTCATCAGGTAATAAAATAATTAGACTTCTACCTAACTCATCAACAGTCACGGTAAAGTCTGTACCACGTATACCTATCGTGGCACTTGGAGTTTGTATAGATATGTTTTCTTTATCTATTGATGCTAACTTACCTGTGATAAATCTTGCAGTACCACTTGCAAATTGTAAAGACATCTTAGACTTAGAAGGGTCAGGGTCATAGATAAATTCATCTATAATTAATTCAGAATGCTCTGTCAATCTAACTTGACTGTCATCTAAAAAAGTAATGCCCAATCTCCCGTTAGAAGTTTGGACATTATCGTAGCTGTTGATGTCTAATGCTAGAGAAGCTTGGAAAGTTTTGTCTCTTACGACTCTACCTGTTCCGTTTAGTTCAGTTATGTTGCCTATATTAGCAACCGACTGCTGTTCCCCCATCGTTTTGAATGACGCAAATAGTGCCACTAGAACCATCAGATGTAATTTGTAACCAGTCATTGTCTAAAGTACTCAGTTGTTGTATGTTAAATGTTCTAGAGTTACCTACTTGATTTAACTTAAAGTAACCACCTGCATAACCTTGACCTGTAAAGTTTACAGTATTATCGTTACCATCTACATTTACATCATTGGTTGCATCAGCGTTATTAATATTAAAATCAAATGTGTTACCACTACCATCTATAACCCAATCAATATCTGCGTTACTTGCTAAAGATGTTGTAGCTAAGTCAAGTGTAAAAGTGTTTGTACCACCTGTTACATCTACATTAACATCAGAACCATTAGCACCATAGGTATTAGTAGGGTCTATCTGTACATTAAACACGTTAGTAGAACCGTCAAACTCCCAAAAACCTACAAAGTTATCAGCAGTAATATCTCCTAAGAACTTATTGTTTGAGCCTATTTGATTAATATCAATAGTCTGTGTACCACCATCTAAGTCTAGTGCAGTCATAGTACCAGCAATTGCATCTGCTCCACCTATGATGTTACCTGAACCTAATTGTTCAGCATCTAAGTTAAACGTAGCACCTGATTGGTCTATGTATATTTCGTTGTCAGCCCCGTATAGCAGCGATGCACTCGTCATCACAACTAGGCTTAATAATTTTATTCTGTTCATATTTCCAATAGCCTCTCTCTATTCCTATGTTTATAATATTCAACACTCCAGTCTCTACAGCTTTTTGTAATGCTATAGAAACACTTTCATTCTCTGATATACCACCTTCTATTTCTACTAGCTCTGTGCCAGTCTCAATAAAACGAAATACATCTTGAGAAACACTTGTAGATAAAATGCTTTTGGATACTAATGTTTCCATAAGAACTTCACCGGTAGATACAGATACTAACCTTAAAGATATAGTAACTGTGTCTTCTCTAAACTGTTTACTTGTCCCAATACCTAAGTACCTTGCACCAGAACCTCCAGATTTTAGATTAGCTTCATAACTAATCACGCCACCTTGGACTAACAACCCTGCAAATAACAGTGGTTGCATCTTATTATCTTCTTTAAAATCTTTACGTGTACTACGTATTAGTTGTCTTTCTTTTGTTAGGTCATCTAAACCTACACGTTCTACAACTCTAAAAAACTTTCCACCTGCTGTATGCTTAAAAGCTCTAATAAGAAAAGCTTCAGGTGCTTGTGTTACAGCAGTACTAAACAAAGCAAAGGTACTATTACTCCTACGTTGTCCTGTCAAATCCCTAAAACTATTAGGGTATATAGCTATCGTTGGTCTTATTTTAGCTGGTGGTAAATTTCTTAACTCTTCTGATTGTAAATCTAATGTAGAACTAGACTGGACTTTTTTAGTTAAAACTAAATCTCCACTCTCTTGTACTACTGCACAACTAGAAAGTAAAGTTACCAACAGGTAAAGATATAGTCGTTGTATTACCATCACTGTCCGTTATAGTTAAAGTTATTATTCCGTCTTCTACATTATAAACAATTGTATTGCCTTCTAAAGTTAATGTACCACTATCAGAAGGAACTTCTCCAAACAAGTTTTCTACTAACTGTCTTGATAACTGTGAGTATATCCTAGACTCTAAGTTTCTTATAAACCTTGCAAGTGTTGTATTCTCTTTGTCTCTTTTTATTTGGTCTTGTAAAGCTTTTATCTCTGCAGCCAAGGCTTGTTTCCTATTGAACTCTTGGTTCTGAATTGTAAGATAATGTGAGCTAGTGTTCACACCACTAAAGCTAGGACTCTTAAACTTAAATACAACTTCATCTGCAATACTTCCTACAGACCAAAACATAATTAACATAGACCAAAAGAACATACAAAACTTGCAGTTCCTTGAAGCTTTTTCACTTTTAAATGTTGGTTTTAATTTCATTGTATATTCTCTAACACACTTACTATAAATAAAAATACAAATATACTTATAAGTGGTAATTCTAAATTAATCTTTTCGTTGGTCTTTCTTTCCATCTGCTCTCGCTATCCTATCTATATCGGGTTTCAAACCCATTGCTGCACGACACATAGCATCTATTCTAATCATGTCGTTATCCATCTGTCTTATTCTATCTATTAATGCAACTATCATCCCGTGTTGCGTATCTAACTTCTTATGTATGTCCGCTATCAAAGATTTAAAGAGTACCCATACAAGATATCCTAACCCTGCTGCACCTGCTGCCGGTATACCTATGGTTTCTATTGCTTGTACCCAATCGTTCATATTACTTCTTAACTAAACTACCACCAAAATACATACCTATAATAGCTGATACTAGGTTGGTATCTAATTGTGTTATTACCAAGCCTTGAAAAGTTATCCATTCAAATACATCTCTACCTTCTTTGAAGAACCAGAATCCCGGTTGGAAGTTTGTATAACCTACAGTAACATCTACATCAGGATAATAAACAGCTACAAGTTTAGGTAATACTACTATAGCAAACACTGATGTTAGTGCTATGATTCTTCTTGTCCATTGGAATCCTTTATCTTTAACATCTCTTGCAGCTTTACGAGCTTTCATTTCAAACTCGCCACGTGTTATAAGTAACTTCTGATTATCTTGTTTAGCCTTACGACTCTCTGCCCAGACACTCATAACTCCACCAAGTACAGTAGAGCCAAGCATAGTTATTATCTCAAACGGAAATCCCATTACACTACATCTACCAGTAAGTCTTCGTATAACACTCTAAAGTCTTCTAACTGCATAAAGCCTAAGTCCTGTTGTATCTGGTGTATCCTGTAGACTTTATAAGCTTTTTCAAGTTGTTCCTCGGTGTAAAGTGTCATTATGTAGAAGGTATTTCAGTAGAAGTTGCTAAAGGTAGACCATAATTTATAGCTTCTTGTAAGTTATTAATTAGTCCTGCGTTGTAAGCAGCTTTTGCAGCTCTATTATCCATAGCTTCTGTATTAACTCCTGCTTCTGTTCTTCTTAAATTACCTACAATACCTTCAACATTATTATTTTGTATATCGTCAAATATTTTATTCCACTGCTTTCCTGCTTCAGTTCCTCCTACATTGTAAGCTAAGTCCTCTAATACAAGCTGTACAGGTTCTTCTAAAGTTTCCCACGTAAGTCCTCTTTCTTTTAGCTTATTATCCCACCCAGCATTTCTAGCAACTTGAACATTTTCTTTAATATCATTTTGTTGTATTATAGTTTTTTGTTCTTCAGTTAAAGGAATATATTCTCCTGTATCTTTATTTATAAAAGGTATTCCGTGAATTAAACCTTCTTTCATTTCTTCTTTTTTTATTTTATGACCGTATCCTATATCATATGTTTTTTCTTCTTCAGGTAAATCTACTTCTCTTTCATCCGGGCTTAACATTGGAGTATCTCCATGGTCTCCTTCCCAAAGTTTTTGTTTTTGTGTAAACATTTCTCTTAAGTTTTCTTTTACTTTCTCAATAGCTTTTGATACACCGCCTCTAGACAATCCAAGCCTAGCCATTTGGTCAGAGTAAGGTTTACCTGTACGAGGGTCTACTCTATCAGCAGGGTTCTCTTTAGTGTATGGTACATCGTCTTTACCTTTTACTATTCCACCTGTTGCATATTTACTTTTTATTTGAGATAAAGTTTCAGGTTCTTCTGGTTCTAATAAAGGAGCAAACTCTCTAACAATAGGAGTAACTTCTGATACCTCTTTTACAGTTTCACCTAAACCTTCTAAAAATGTTTCAGCTTCGTCATTTGTCATTAATTTTACAGGTTTTTCTATTATTTCATATAAATCTTCACCAAATCCTACAACAGGAGCTATAGATTCAAAAAATGTAGAATCATATTTAGCCATATTTCTTCCTTTCTCTACCCATAAATTACCGTAACCAGAAAAAGCCATAGTCTCACCAAATTTTTGTAATTTTGTTTCTTCAGCTACAGACTCTTTATATTTTTTATTACTTGATAAACTTATTTGAGCTTCTCTAATTGTATAATACAAAGGCATAGAAGCTGCTATTCTTAAAAATAAAGCAGTATCTCCTTGTTCAACTCTAGCTAATAAAGCATTGGTTTGAGATGTTTTAGCTTGAGCCCAAGATAAAAAACTTCCTAAAAACTTTACAAGAGGGTTTTTACTTTGAGAAAATAATCTTCTATTGCCAACTGTAGGGACTAACGCATCTCTATCCGCAGATTTTATTCCTGCTTTTTTTAGAAATCCTCTTGCTGTTTGGTCTTTTAAAGCTTCAGTTAAAGTTTTAAACTGACTAAGATATTTAAAATCTTCTTTACTTAATCCTAAACTATCCATTTCTTTTTGAATTGCATTTTTAGATTTTAAAAATTCTTTTGTTTTTCCTTTACCTATTAAAGTAGCTATATCCATAGCTCTATAAGCACCAGCTTGAAAAGAATAGTTTCTTGCAACTCTAGTAACTCTTCCTAATTGAACACCTTCAAAGAAATCTCTAGTAAAATTAGACATTCTTTTTTGAGCTTTAGCTAATCCTTTACCTTGTTTATCTATAAGTATTAAATCAGAAATTTCTCTATTTAAAAGATTATCAACCTGCCTTCTACCTGTTGCAGCATAATATCCTGACTTAATAACATACTTACCTTTTTCAAGAAGTCCTTCTCCTTTAGGCTCTAGTATTTTATAATCTTGACCATCTATTTGTTTCTTTTTAATTCCCAAACCTAAAGATTCTTTTGCAAAAGTTTTTTCTCCTTTTGCATATTTTCTTATTCCTTCTTTAGCAGCGTTAAAAGAAGCTTTATAACCACTGTTATTAATTGTGTTTAAATAATCACCCATACTAGGTATTGCAACTTTTGCTAATCTAGTAGTAGCTAATCCAGTTTGTAAAAACATTACAACAGTTTGTCCTCTATCACTTGTTATTCTTCCTTCAATACCGTACACATCAAAATAAGCTTCTAATGAATCTTTAATTTTTTTCTTTTCTACATCTGCTGCTGCTTTTATTCCGGGAACTTCTCTGTATAATTGTTTAGCGTTTTCATATTTATTTTTAGGGTCTGCTAATTTTTTATAGTTTATATCTATATCTGTAAATAATTTTTTAATTCCTTCACCTTTAGCACCAAACCTTTTTACAAATTCTGCAATTTTTATAGTGTTGTCTGTAAGAGCTTTTAAAGTTTCTAAAGGATTATCAATAAACAAATCAGAAACCATTGCTCTAGCTTCTTGGTCATATAAGGTTCTTTCTTTATCAAAATGCCTAGCAGCGTTCAAAACAAATTCTTCTTCTCTAGACTTACCTATATTATTATTACTAACAAAAATAGCATCGCTTTCTTCTTTAGCCCAGATAGAATTGTTTCTTTGTCTTGTACTTGTTTTTAAATATTCACCTGCTGTTTTTCTAGCTTTATCGTGTAGTTTTTTTAAAACTTTATTATTACTAATTTCTTTTTTATTTAAAACAAACTTAGCTAGATTAAAGTCTTCTAACTCTTTTATTTCTTTTATACTTAAAAGTTCTTTAGATTCTTTGGATATTTTTAGTTCTTTAACTCTTTGTAAATAAAAAGCATCTTGTAGTTTAGATATAACCTGAGTGTAATTAGCATCGTCAACTGCAGATTGTTTAAGTATTTGAGTCAAACCATAACTTGTTTCTTCTTCAAAATCTAATCCTCTAGATATTGCATACTCTTTAAAGTCTGAAGTATATTTAGTTATTTTATTTGATAAATCAAAAGCTTCTTTAAAGTATTCACTCATTCTATCTTGAGTAGTTAAAAAACTAAAATTATCAGATTTTAAATTATTTTGATTTACAATTCTACCTGCTAATATTAAAACCTCATCATCGTGTGGACTTAACATTTCAGCATATCTATTTTTCCAGTAACCTAACTGAACTGTTGCCTCTTCCTCTACCGCTAGTTGTTTTTGAACTTGTCCTAGCTTAACACCACCACCTTGCATCTTAAACATTTTAGCAGCGTAATTTACTAAAGGAGCAGAATATGTCATTAAGTCTTGAACATGAGAAGCTGCTGTTAAACTTTTTAAGCTATTATAATAAGACCTTCTTGCAGAGCTAATAAATTCTTCACCCATTGCATTTTTTATTTTAGTAGGAACTAATTCAAATGGTTTACTTTGAATAATTCTTTGAAAACCCATAAGTCCAGCACCTATTGTAGCAAATGTTAAAGCTTTTTCGTTTCCTTCTCCTTCTTCTGTAAAAGTAGCACCTATGCCAAAACCAGTAATTCCTCCAAATAAAGGTTTAGTAAGTTCAGTTACTAATCCTCTTGCAAAATTTTCAGTAAGAATATTATTTTTTATACCGTTTAATACGCTTGATTTATAAACGTCTAGTAAGTTATTAGGTATTTCACTTGTGTATATTTCAAACAGTCTATCGTCTAACTCATTGGCTTGTTTGTTTAATAATTTTGATTCGTTTTCTAATTTTAATTTACTAACTTTAGAGTCTTTTAATTTACTATAATCTTCAAACTGCATACTATATAAATCGTCATCTCTTGTTTGTTTATTTAATGTAGTTTTAAAAGTAGCTTCTAATTGTTTCTTAGTTTCTTTTATCTCGTCTTTTCTTTTAGCTATACCTCTTAGCTCTGAAGTTAATTTTCCTATGTTATCAGCATATTCTGGAATTTCTTGTAAAGTATCTTCTAATGCTTTTTGTACGTTTTTACGTTGAGGACCAACAGCAACTGGCATTTCTGTAGCTGTAGGAATATAAACTTCTTTATCTCCTACTTTGCTTCTAACAGCTTTATTATATGCAGACATTCCAAGTTCACCTACAGCTCCACCTACAACACCTAATCCAAAACCTAAAGCTACTTCTTTTGCTGTTACTTCACCATATAGTGCTTCTTGTCTTAGTGCAATATCAGCAGCACCAAAAGTACCTGCTGTGCCTAAACTTGCAATCTTACCTGCTTTAGCTGCTTTAGCCCAAGGAACAAAAAACGTCACAGGGTCAACTAAAGCTTGTCCTACTCTACCAGCAATAACACCTGCTGTTTCTTCTCTACCTCTAAACTCTGGATATTCTTGAAATATTTCTTCTTGTCTTTCAGCTTCTAATCTAGCTCTAGCATCTTCATAAGTTTCATCTCTGTCAAAAGCTGCTTGAACTCCTGCTTTGGTTAATTGATATGCACTTCCTAATGCTGTCATTTCTTGAGCAGTACCATAACTAAACTCTCTACTAAAAGAAATATCTTCTTGTTTAGGTTGATAATATGATTCTAATAATTTAGGAACTTGTGGTGTAACAGTTTCTTGAACAGCAGTTGCGTCTTCTAAAGTTTTTGCAAGAATATCTTCTTCATTTTTTTCTTCAGTTTCATAATAAGACTGAAGTAATTTAGGTACTGTCATAAGTTTATAAAGTTTTAAATTTTTCTAAGTCTGTATCTTTAAACATTGACTCAGGTAAAAATCTTCTTAAACCACCTTGAGTATATTCTTTTAATTGTTGTTCTTTATATTCAATTATTTGTTCTAAAGTATTATTGTAAAGCATATCAATTTCTTCTTTATTTTCAGGATATTGTTGTTTTAAAAAGTTAATTGCTTCTATTTTTTCTTGTTCAGAACCTTGTAAAAATTCTTCACTTTGAAAAATATTAAATATTCCAACTGAAGAATATTTTTTAGCTGTAAACATATCTCCTTTATCTAAAGGTTTTTCATTTACTGAAGCAATAACATCACTTGCAGTAGCAGTATTGTTTAATAAATTTCTACCGTCTCTGCTCGGAGCAGTAAATATTATATTTCCACCATCAATTTTAAATCTTTTTTCTTGAGCAAACCTATTTAAAACAGCATCTACAGACCTATTACCAACTAAAGCATCTTGACCATTTCTAAGTAAAGCATCATTATTAGCTAATTGTTGCACACTTAAAATTTCTATAAACATAGGCAAGTCTACTTGAACTTTCTTACCATCGTTATCTAAAGTATAAATATTCCCTTCACGTAATTCTTTTTTTAAATCCCTATTTTTTGATTTGCCTGAAGAAGTTTCCATATCTATATTAAAAGGAGTACTATAGTAAGCACTTTCATTACCATCTGTTTCTATAAAAGAATTTAAAGTTAATTTTACTTGGTCTCCTATTTCATCACTTGAATAAGCTTTAGTTTTATTTTTAATAGCATCAACTAATCCTTCTTCTGATAAACCTATTTCAGGATTTTCTTCTGTTAGTATACTATTAATATCTTCTATTTTACTTCTAAAGTTTGTTCTGTTTTTTTTAGCTATATTCAAAGCGTTTTCTAATTCAGCTCTTTCAGCCATACCAAATCTTTTAGTACCATCTCTAGCTGTTCCAAATATCTTATTAAACCCTTCCCTTAATATACCTTTTTTAGTTGGGTCATCTTCTACCAAAGATAATGCAGCTTTATACTCATCCATAGCTTTTTGATTAAAAGATGAAAAAGTTTTTGAAGTAGCTCTAGGGTCTTTTTCTAAAGCTTCTAACTCTGCTTTAATAGCGTTTTTTTGTGCGTTAAAAGCTTCCATTAATTTTTGTCTAATTTCAAGAGGTTCGTTTCCTCTATTTTCAAAAGACACTCCCATTTCTATAGCTGCATCAGTACTGTTTACTCTTGCAGCAGCTTCTTTGTTTAAGTAATTATTTCCTTCTTTCTGATACATTTTTAACCTGTTTCTTTCGTCTGAATAAGCTTCAAACTCTTGTTTGTTCTGGTTAAAAATATCACTATATTGTTCTTTAATATCATTACTAGCATCGATAATACTTTGTTTCTGTTGATTTTGTAAAGCTCCAAAAGTTGCCATGACTGTAGAAGCTAGTAAAGCTCTCTTAGCTTCTTTCTTATCTTCTTTTCTTCTACCTGCTAACAACGAACCAGCTATCTTTCCATAAGCTTGACTGCTTCCTTCAAAATAATCTTCTATAGCCATTACTCTTCTCCTTTACTTAATAAACTTTTTATCTCTGGGCTTTTTTCTTTTACCTGTGCTAATATGCTTTCAGGAACTACATTACTATCAATCTTAGAAGGCTCTATATTTTTAGTAGCTCCTTTCTTAATATCAGTTAGTACGTTTCTAAATTCATTTACTTTATTATCAAAATCTTCTTTATCATCTTCTTCATCAAACTCATCTAAGTCATTACCTTCTATGTTATATTTAATGTTAGCTTCTTCACCAATAGCCATGATAGTATACATAACTGGTTCAGCTAACATCATCATTACATCTGGTGTTATCTTACCTTCGTTAAACTTTGCATATAAAATAGCAGTACCTATATCAGCAACTGCACCACCTTGAGCTAAAGCACTTACAATATTCTTCATAGCTTCAGGCTGCATTATAGAACCTACAATATCATCTAAAGCTTCTCTAGGGTTTGTAAACTCTGGCGGAGTTTCCCAAGGATAAGGGTCTTCTGAATCTCTTGTCAAACTTTGTCCCGGTATAGGTCCACCTTTATTTGACAAGTTGACAAGATTATCTAGTCCTTCTTGACTAAACTTAGCTTCTCCCCTTATCTTAGGACCAGTATCAGGTGCTATTTCATCAATAGTAAAACCTGCGTCTAATCCATCTAGTACAGAAGAAGCAGCAGCTTCACTTAAGCTAGGAGATATAACAGGATTAGGTTGTCTTTTAGGTGTACTCATTAAGCTACTCCGAATGTTTGTTGTCTATATAAATCATTACCATATTGACTACTAGGGTCTACGTTACCATACATCATATTTTGATAAATACTATCTGTGCTAATTCCTTGTTGAGCTGCATAAACTTTTAAAGGGTCTAAATATTCTCCACCTTCAACAGCAGCACCAGCCATAGAACCTTGTTGTTCAGGGTCTCCAGCTATGTATTGTTGAGCAGCTCCTGTAAGAACTCCTGTTGCGACTCCTGTTGCTACTGACCCTAATGCTGTAGTAAGTTTAGGATGTCTGGCAAACCAACTTGCTTGAGCAGGGGCAACAGTAGCTGCAGTTCCAATGCTACTTGTACCTAAAGCAGCAGGAACAGTAGTAGATAATTGTTGTGCTGCAGTTCCGCCAACTGTACCTACCATTCCAGAAGATGTAGCAAAAGAACCTGTTGTAGCAGCCGGAAGAGCATTAGCAGTAACAGCTAATTGTTGTGTAGCAGTTCCAGTAGCTGTACCTACCATTCCTGTAGATGTAGCATATGAGCCTGTTGTTGCACCCGGAAGAGTACTTGGTAAATTTAAACCTCCTGCGGTACTAGCTTGAGCAGCAGCAGCAGGGTTTGAAGCTAAAATAGGATTAGATGTAGTTGCAATACTACCTAACTGTGCTGATGTTAAAGGGGCAGCATTACTAATAGCAGGTACTCCTAAAGCTAGTGCAGCTTTTCCAATTCCAGTTCCTAACATAGTAAATGGTGTAGCTAGTGCAGAACCTAAAGTAGTAGATGTTAATGAAGCAGCAGTACCAGTCATCCAACCTGCAAATCCTGTTCCACCTGCAGCAGCAGCACTACCAAATAATCCTGCTCCTGTTGTTGCTCCCATAGCACCAAGAGCTGCACCTCCCGTAACTACGACTGCAGCAGCAATTGCTAAAGCTTTAAGAATTTTACTACTTCCTATTTTCTTACCTATTTTCTTTACAGCTTTTACAGTTTTTTTAACTACTTTTTTTACAAAGCCTGTAACTTTTTTAAATGCTTTTTTTAATTTTTTAAATAATCCCATAGTAATTCCTAATTAAGTTATGTCTCCTATTATTGCACCTATTAAAGATTCTATGCTTGAAACACTTGAACCATATTTAGTTGGGTCTGAAGCTAGTGCAGTATTTACAAGTTGTGCAATTCTATTTTTATCGTTTTCACTGTTTCTAAAATCATAATCAGCTTGGTCTCTTAACTCTTGCCATAAAAATGATTGAGCAGTTTGAGACATTGCAAAAGAGTTCTGAGCATTTTGTGCATTGATTTGATTTTGCATTGCAGTGTTTGCAGTATTAACATTCCTTCTCCATTGAGTATTAGACTGTTCTACTACTGCTTTGTTTTGTGCGTTCCATTGATTCCTTGCAAAGTCTTGGTTAGCGTTAAACTGGTCTACTTGAGTTGCAAGTTGAGTATTAAACTTTTCAACATCAGCAGCTCTACCAGCGTCTCTAGCTGCAGCAGCATTAGTTTGTGAGTCATTAAACTGTGACATTGCATTAGTTTGAGCTACGTTAGACTGTTCAATCTGTGCAGCCATACTAGCCATAAACTGATTAGTTTGATTTTCACTAGTAGCATTAAACTGTTTAGAAGCATTAGTAGCTGCTTGGTCAGATAACAATCTTTGTTGGTCTTGTTGACTTCTCATCATATTAGCTTGTTGCTCATTGTTCATGTTAGCCATGTCCATAGCTAAAAAGTTTTGTGCATTTTGTACAGCTAGTCTTTCTCTTGTAGATAAGTTTGCTAAGTCCATTGAAGCCATAGCTGTAGCATTTTGCATAATAGCTTGTTGCTCTGCATTCATATCTGTAAGAGCTACAGTTTGCATAAACTTACTATTAGCTAATTCTGTTTGTTGAGCAGCATTAAACTTTGTCAAGTCCATATTAGCTTTAGTAGTAGCATTCTGTATAGCTGATTGCTGGTCTACGTTAAGCTGTGCTAATCCCATTTGACTAGCTATCTGTGCTTGTAGCTGATTAGTTTGCATAGTCTTATTAAGATTTGCAAGTTCTGTCTTTTCAGCGTTACTCATTCTTTCACTTTCTGCTAAGTTACGAGAAGATAAATTAGCTAACCTCATCTGTTGGTCATTAGAAAGATTTGCAAGTTCCATTTGTTGTTTGAATCCAGCATTTTTAGCAAGGAAGTCAGCAGCAGTTTGAAACTCTGCCATTCTAAATTGATTTTCTTGAGTCACATTATCTTTTTCAACATTAGCTTCTATTTGAAGCTCTGCCATTTCAAGCTGTTGCTCATTACCAAGATTCTGCATAGCCATTTGTTGTTCATTCTGTGAACGAATAACAGCAGCTTGTTGTTGGTTTTGTAAGTTCTGTGTTCTTGTTTGTTGTTGCATTTGTGCAGAAGTCATTACAGCATCTTGTGTAAATTGACTTTGCATAGTCTTCATCTGTTGAGACATTTGTGCAGTTTGACTTTCAGCACCTTGACGGTTTGCTAAGTTTTGTAATCTTAGTTGTTGTTCTTGATTAGCTTGTTGTAAGTTTGCTTGTTGCTCGTTACTTAAGTTTTGTGCTGCTCTAGTTTGTAAAGCTTGTGCATTACTTTGAGCCATTGGCATAGCTGATTGAATAATAGCATTGAATAAAGAATCTCTACCAACAGTAGAAACACTTAAACCTCTTTGAGCCATATTAGCATTGATAGCATCTACAGCAGGTCTAGCCCATGCAGGTACTGTTCCATCTTCCATACCACCTAATAAGCTTTCCATTTGTGAAGATACTAAAGCTTCTGTAGGTAGTGCAGCAATAGCAGCATTAACTTCTACAGGATTCTCATCTACTTGAGCAATCATAACTGCTGGGTCTTCTACAATAGAAGCAGCAATATCAGGAGGTAAATTACCTACCTGTGCTATCATATTAGCTGCAGTACTTTGAGCTGCTTTACCTTTAACTGCTCTTTGTTTAGCTGCTGTATAACCAACAGTATCTACTATCTTTGCAGCTTGTCCATCTGTTGCAGGAGTACCAGTAAGAACTTCTCTTTCTTGTTTTTCAGCATCTGGAGTAGCAGCAACAGTTACATCTTCACCTTCTACTTCATCAACTAAATAAGTTCCTGTTAAAACATCATCAACAGTTTTAGCTTTTGCAGCTTCTGCTTTAACAGTATCAACAGTTGCATACTTAACACCTGCTGTAATTGTTCCGGGAGCTACATCTTCTATTTCTTTAGCTTGTCTTTCTTTTGCAGCTTTAACTTCTACATCTTTATCAGCTACAGTAGCTACGTCTGTTATCTTACCAGCTTTTATATCTTGACCTACTGTTTCATCAGCTTGTGCAGCTTGTGAAGTTGCTACAGCTTCTGGAGCTTGGTCTTGAGCTTTGATATCAGTTCTAGCTTTAGTAACTGCATCCATTGTTGTAACTGCTTGGTCTTTACCTTCTTTAATTTCAATAGCATCAGGTATTTTTGCAGACTCTGGAACTTCGCCTTTTGCAGCAGCTTCTGCAGAATCTCTAGCAGTTTGTTGTCTTGCAGTTTTTGCAGCTTCTTCAGCAGCTTTTTTTTCTGCTGCAATTCTTTCTTCTTCAGCTTTTTTAGCAGCAGCTTCTGCAGCTTTTTTTGCAGCATCTTCTCTAGCTTTTCTTTGTGCTTCGCTTTCACCTGCTCCCGGTCCGCCTTGACCTCCGCCTACGCCACCATAAGATATAGGCTTATCGTTTATGTCAAAGTCTTGTTCTCTTTGAAAACCACCACGTTGAGCTTTAACTCTACCACCTTTAGAATAGTCTACTCTACCACCGGTAGTATACTTTTGTTTATACTTTTTTAATTTATTATTATTTTCTTTATCCATTTATAAATACCTTTATGTATATTTTACTTGACTTCAAAGAGTTTGTCAAGCTTTTCTCCGATTTTATCTATTCTATCCATGAGGATTCCCATGTCATCTTTAACTTCGTTTTTAGTTACATACTCTCTAGCTATCTCTTCACGAGTCTTGTTTAAGAGTATGTCAAGGCGTTTAGCCTCTTCTGTGTTTTGTCTAATGCTATAAAGCACTGGTGCTAACACCAAAGTTATAAAGATATTCCAAAATAAATAAGGTGTTAGTTCCATGGTGTTTTTATCCTATTGTTTTAGTAACGGATGTTGGTGTGATAAGTAATGCGATTTGAGCATCTAAGCTAGACTTTAAACTAGCTACTTCATCTTCGCCCATACCTGCTTCAACCCAACCTTGTACGTCTGAAGCAGATAAATCTGCAAAAGCTGTAAAGCTTGACAAGTCTGAAGTATCTACAGATTGTGTTCCGTATGATGTAGCAGTCCAGTTGTTGCCATCAGCATCCTGATTAGCATCGTCTTCTGCTGTTAATCTCCAATGCACGTTATAAACAACGTCTGCATTACTATCTAATGTTGGGTAAGTATCAACTGTTGAAACATCCCAAGTATATCCAATTGCCATATTATATTCTCCTATTATATTGCAGATGCTTCGTTAGCGTTCTGTTTTGCAGTCTTCACTGCGTCAGTCCAAACGGCTGAAGCAATGCCTTGGACTTCTGTAGACTCTCCAGACACGTCTGTATCTGTATGAGTCCAACTATCGTCATCGTTTTGTACAGAGCTTACACAATCTAATACATGTCTATGAAAAGACCTACTAAGCTCTACACCATCTTCTTTGATAACTGTAGCTGTTCTTACTTGTATAGTTTTGTAGTCTCCTACAACTTCTATTTTATCTTCTACTATTTCTTTTGTTATTGCCATTCTATTTTCTCCTTTTGTCCGTACCTAGAATCCACTAGGTATATTATTTATTAAACTTGATATTGCACAAAAAAGTCTATTCGTTTAGTTGATGCTTCGTTACATTTTACATTTAAAGAATGACTGCTATTGTCACCATACCAAAAGAATACATTACTTGCACCGTTTTCAATGTTTGGTCTTAAATTTTCATTTAGTGTTGCAGACAGTGTGTTAAAACCTACAGTTCCACCCCCTAAATAATATGAAGCAATACTTGATGCAAAAGGAAGACTAAGATTTAACACATTAGTATTTGTAGTTGAACCTATATTAACTGAAGCAGAAGCAAAAACCATTCTACCAATTTTAGTATAATTTGCTCTGTTTGTTGTGATAGTACTTTGCCCATTTACCTCGGAAACAGTCCAAGTACCTTCTTCATAATCATCAAGTTTGTTTGCTGAACCTGTACCGCCTAGATGAACACCGCCTGATAGGTAGAGGTCTTTGAAGCGGTATGTTGAAGTGCCAATGTCATTTCTTGCGTCTACTTCAGTTCCGCTACCATTTGTTGGCGAAAGATTTGCGCCTGACCCTGTTATGCCAGTTCCAAGACTTCCTGAGCGTGGGTCAAGAATAATAGTAGAAACTAATCCTGCACGAGATTGGATACTACCGACTGTGGAGCCGTCTTTGCTGAAGTTAACAATGGTTCCATCAGACGTTAGCCTATTTAGTTCTAATGGATTACCTCCGCTTCTTGTAAGTGCTGTATAACCACCTGCTCTTAACTCTTGCCCTGCGACACTAGCAGCAGTATATGTCTTACCCACCAACACGTTACCTGATGAGTCTATTCTCATGCTTTCAGAGCCATTTGTAGTAATCAAAAGCGGATATGTGGAATGACTTTCTATATAACTAGCACCATCTGCATTATATATAGCCATACCTGAAGTACCATCATACCTAGTAAAACGAATACCTCCTGCCCTATCTGATTGAGATGAAGAATTACCTTTTAAGTCAATAGTTGGTATGCCAGTACCAAGAGAGCTTGGACTATCAGTTCCAATTCCAACATTGCCTGTTGCATCTATTCTCATGCGTTCTGTATCGTTACCACTAGATGTACCAGCAGTATGAAAAGACATATATGTAGTAGCACCTGATGAGCTTCCATATTTGTATCTAATACTTCCTTTTACACCTGCACCTGCTCCTGAAGCGTCTACACCAAAAAGCGTCCCATTAGCTGAGTTGACGCCAGTAGAACCATTAGCAACTTGGATATAGTTAGCGTTAGCTCCTGCTTTATAGCTTGTAAGATTGTAGTTTGGACTACTAGTTCCAATTCCAACACCAGTAGAATCAATTATCATTCTCTCAGTTCCACCAGTATCAAATCTAATCTTATCTTCGTCTGAACTTTCTTCTACTTGTACTTTAGTATCTCCATCAGCATCTTCTAAAAGCAATGCAGAACTAACAGTAGTGTTTACCCATGTTATACATTCTACTGCTGTTCCTGTTGGAGGAGCTTCAGAGAATGTTAAAGTTGTTCCAGATATAGAATAAGTATCTTTATGTTGAAGAACACCATCGATAGTTACTACAGTAGCATTTTCATTAACTGGTGCAGAAGTAAGTGTAAGTGTTGTATCACTACCATCTCCTGTCATAGTATTTAAAATAGGAGCAGTACCACCACCACCAATTGAACCCCAAGAGTCTGTATAGCCTTCAAAGCCACTTGTAGTTGTGTTATATCTAAAGTAACCTGCTGCAGGGCTTCCGGGTCTTTGAGCTGTTGTACCCACCGGAACATGTACAGCATCTGTATTAGCTCCTAAGTCTAATGAGACATCAGGAGTAGTTTGATTGATACCTACTCTATTAGTACTAACATCTGCAAACAATACACCACTGTCAACATTTAAGTCTCCAGAGAATGTTGCAGCGTTAAAAGTTGTAGGTACTATGTTAGCAGTACCATCAAAGCTTACACCACCTATAGTTCTAGCAGTTGCTAGTGCTGTAGCTGTAGCAGATAAATTAACTGCTATGTTTGCTGTACCATCAAAGCTTGTACCACCAATAGTTCTTGCAGTCTCTAAAGCTGTTGCAGTAGCTGCATTACCTGTAGTATCTTGATTCAGTGTACCGATTGTAAAGTCTAAAGTATTGTCATCGTCTTGATAAGCTACTGTAATGTTTGTTTCAGTATTACTTGATACCATTGCACCGACTGTATCAGCTATAACTTCTGATAAGTCTATGTTAGCTGTACCATCGAATGATACACCATGAATAGTTCTAGCTGTTTCTAATGCTGTAGCTGTTGCAGCGTTACCAGTTGTATCTTGGTTAAGTGTGCCAATTACGAAGTCTAATGTATTGTCAGCATCATCGTAACTAACTGTTATGTTTGTTTCTGTGTTTGAAGATACCATTGCTCCAACAGTATCTGATATAGTTTCTGCTAGAGTTATACCACCTATAGTGATTGCATCAGCTTCTAAAGTTCCATCAATGTCAGCATCACCTGATATGTCTAGTGAACCTGCATCAAGTTCTCCAGTAATAGTTATGTTTCTACCACCTGTAATGTCTATGTTTGCATCTGTAACAATTGCTTTACTTGCTATAACAGTTCCGTTAGTTATACCATCTATAAGATTAATGTCTCCTGCACTCGCTGTAACGCCATCTAAGATGTTTAGTTCAGAAGTTGTAGCAGTTACGCCATCTAATAAATTTAATTCAGTAGCAGTGCTTGTAACGCCATCTAGGATGTTTAGTTCTGCTGCAGTTGATGTAACTCCATCAAGTATGTTTAATTCTGCTGCTGTACTTGTAACACCGTCAAGGATGTTTAACTCTGCTGTAGTGCTTGTAACACCATCCATGAGATTAAGTTCTGCAGTTGTAGCTGTAACTCCATCAAGGATATTAAGTTCATCTGTAGTTACTGTAGCACCGTCTAGTATTTCTAGTTCTGCTTCAGAGATATCAGCACTACCGATTACAAAGCTTGTACCAGTAATGGTTGTACCTGTAATAGCTGCAGCAGTAGAACCACCAATAACAGTACCATCAATAGTACCACCGTTAATGTCTGCTGTATCAGCTACAAGGCTATCAATGTTTGCAGTACCATCTATGTAAAGGTTTCTCCACTCTTGTGAAGAACTACCTAAGGTCATAGCTGTCATCATCGTCAGGGATAATGTTAGAGTCTACGTCAGCACCAAATACTACGTTATCAGTAGCTGCATCACCCATAGTGATTGTACCACCGTTAAAAGTTGTAGTACCTGTGACTGTTAGATTACCACCTACTGCTACATTACCTGTAGTTGTGATTGTATCTGTATATGTATCTTTGAATCTTAAACTTGTTGTACCTAAATCTATGTCACTATCTGTTACCGGTATGATAGCTCCATCAGCTATGTATAGTTGTTGTACAGGTGCTGAAGATACTTCAACATAAAATTCTATGTAGTTGTTTGTTGTGTCTATTAAGACTTTGTTGTTTGGAGAAGTTTCACCAGCGTCACCAATTAATCCTATAACTGGTCCACTAGCTGCTGTACCATCATGGCTGTGACCAGATGTGTTACTAAATGCGTTTACTAATTGGTTATATTCGTTATTGAATAAAGCAGCAGTAATTGTATCTCCATCTGCAAAAGTACTTTGTCTTGTATATCCTGCCATTATACGTTCTCCAATGTTTCTATTCTAGTTTTTAAATCGTCTATAATTGTTTGTTGTTCTTGTATAGCTTTAATGAGTGGAGCTATAAGTTGGTCATAAGACATACCATGAAAGTCATCATACTTTTCTGTTTTTTGTATGTCTAAACCACCAAAGTCATTTTTATTTACACCATGTTTTTCAACTGTTTCAGCTACTTGTTGTGCTATTAAACCTTGATGCTCTCTTTCATCTTTACCTTTGTCTTGCTGTTCTCCATCAATCCATTTATAACTTACTGGTTTTAAGTCTTTTATAAAATCAAGACCTAAAGTAGTTTCTTTAATTTCTGTTTTCTCTCTTTCATCAGAGGTTTGTATAGAGCCATTAACAGCATAAATAGCCTGCCATCTAAAAGTAGCTTCTCCCACATAGCCAACATTATCTGATTGTGGTATTACTCTAGCTGTAGTGCTTGTGCCACCTACACAAATATTACCACCTCTGTCAGTACTGCCCCCTACTAAAAGTCTTCCACTGGCACTTATTCTCATGCGTTCTGAACCACCTGCTGTAAATCTAAAGTCATTTCTTGATTTAATAGCTGCAGTTCCAGTTGTATCTTTTAGTTCTATAGTGACTTCTGTATCTGTTGATTCAAACAAAGCACATTCATTAGTGTTACCACTATTTACATGAAGTTTTCTATCAGGCGAAGTTTCTCCAATTCCAACATTGCCTGATGAGTCAAGTTTCATCTTGGTTGTGTTTGAGCCACCTGTTACAGTTTGGAAGTACATACTTGCATTACTATCACTAGAAGTGTCTTGAATAGTTTTTATGCCGCCATAAATTACGCCTTGTCTTGCAAAAGCCAAACCACCGCCTCTTCCTGTAGATGCTGTATTATCTTCACTTAGTATAAGTTCATACCTTGTATCTCCAGTAGCTACTGGACTTCCCTTAACCTCTAAAACTGCTGCGGGACTATCAGTTCCAATTCCAACATTGCCTGTGCTTTGAACTGTAAATTGTCCTGTTGAAGAGCCACTTCCATTTGGTCTTAAACGAACAGCACCACCACTTCCAGATGTGCTAAGTGTTGCATTTGTGTCGCTAGATGTAAAATGTGTATCTGCTGTTATTTTTCCTACAACATGAAGTTCGCTACTAGGACTAGTCGTTCCAATTCCAACATTCTCACTACTATCAATTGTTATAGCTGTAGCATTACTATTATCTACAATACCCGTACTTAAAAGAGTTCTTGTTACTTTTGTTATTGCCATTTGTTTTTATCTCCTGCCTGAAGGTATATAGTCTACATAAAACCCATTAATTGTATATGGTGCTTTTGTATCCTCACTAATTACTGTAAAATTATTACTTGTCCCACTCCCTTGTAACGGAACTCTTATCAACGGATTAGAAGCTCCACCAAATACGTTAGTACCAAATACAGCATCACTAAACTTAGAAGGAGGGTCTATGATTCCTAAGTCAAATAAATCTGCTGGTTGTGGTATGTCTGTACTACTATAGTCAAATCTAACTTGTACGTTTGGTTCTACAACTCCTTCAGCACTTGCAGAAACTCTAAGATAGTGTAAAGTTTTTAAAGTTCCTAAATCACCATAATCATAATTAGGTGTTTCATATCTTGCTAAAACTTCGTTACCGTCAAAGTTATTTCCTGTATCATGAGAATAAATATATCCGTCTGTATCTCCATGATAGTACTTTCTCTATACCGTCTGTGTTAAATCCTGAACCTATAGCTGTTACTTCTATTCCTCTAGTCTCTGACCATTGAAATCCATCAGGTCTTAATGTGCCTATGATTCCTCTTTGAGCTGTGTTATCAGCTCCTGTATTTGTATAGAATAATCTGTATTGTGATTTTTCTCTTAATACTACACTACTAATCGTGTATAAATTTATATTGTTTGCTAAGTCTGTAACAGTTGGCTGTATAGCTTTACTAACTGTACCTAACTCAACGTCACCAATTCTCGCTGTACCAGCAACTGTTCTTAATCCATCCGGTGCTAAGAATATTAAGTCACCACCAATCTCTTGAATACTGTAACCACTTAGACAGCCTACGTTCTCTGCAACAGGTACAACTGCTACAGTTTGACTATTGTTTATGTTTATAAGTTTGTGAATACTGTTCTCACAAAATATAAATAAGTCTTGACGGAAACCTCTAACTCCTACAACTTTGTCTGAGATAGTTACAGCTCCTGCTCCAGTACCACCAAAGTCTAAAGGGTCATTGTAAACACTATAGTAAACTGTATTCTCGTTATCTTCTACACCAGCAGCTATTAAGTGATGGTCATGTGAAGTTATAAATGTAGCGTGTTTAGTTCCTGTAACTGTTACTTCTTCTGTAAAGTAAGTTCTAGCACTTAAAGCTCCAGTACCTTCCATTCTAAAACTAAAAGGTTTGTTAGCACCATCAGCTATAACTATTGTACCGTAATCTTGTGCAGCACCTTCAAACATTGCAAATTGTACTTGCCCTTGTCCAGTTCTAGCTGTAACACTTTTACCTGTAAAGGTTGAGTAGTTATCTCCACTACTATGAGATAGTTTATTTATCTGTAAGTAAGTAGTTCCATCCTGTGTAAAGTATATGTTAGTACCTGCACAAACAACAACTCCATCTGCATAAGGCATAACACCTAATATATCAGTAGTACTTCCTGTTGGTTGATTAGTTCCAAACTTTGTATAACCATTAATACGTCTATAACCACCCTCTATAGAGACTTCAAAGTTTCTAAGTTCTGTAGCTACTCCGGGAGTTCTTAGTAAGTCTATTGCGTTTGCAGAGTTTACTAAACCTCCAGCACATGCTACTGTAAATGGTTGTGAACGTGCCATATTTTAAAAGTAAGTTCTATCGTCTGTCATATACTTTGGAGCTGGATTCATAAGATTAGATTTCATATACTTCATTCCTTTCTTATAATCATCCAATGCGAAAGCTGCTTGTTGTGGGCTTTCTTTAAACTGCCAAATGTAATAACGACTTCTAGCTGTTATTATATTACTGTACTGCTCTGGTAAAGTGATTGTGTCATCATATGCTGATAACGCAGTCGGTCTTACAAAAGCATAAAAGTGTATATTATAAACCTTATCAGGTATTGGACTTAATCCAAACTTTCTATTGTCAGGAGACTTGATTACAAATCTAGGCTCTCCATGGTTTTGAGTATCTGCATCATCTGCATTCTCACTGTCTCTGTAGTATCTTGTCCAGTCTGTATTAGTAAGAAACTTTAAACCTTTAGAGACATAAGGTGTTGTTTCTCCACTTACGTTGATTGTTGTAACATAAAAGTCATCCCAATCTATTGATGAGTAGTCTGTAGTAATACTAGAACTATCAGACTTTAATGTGTACCATCTTTGTCCTGCTACTGTAGGCTACTGTTACGTTCCCATAGAAAGGGTCAGTAGCCTCCACTTACGTCCTGCAGCAAAGAAAGGTAACTGTGGTTCTTCATTGGCTATATCAAATATTGCTTTGTTTACACTATCTTTTACAAACTTCTGAAGACCTACAGCAGTTTGCAAAGTTTGCAGACGTTAAAGGTACTTCATTAAGTTCTCTTAATACTTCGTTTGTTATGTCAAGATATGTTGTAGCCATTATTTTTTGTGAACCTTTTGAATTGGAAAGTTTGCTTCTAAACTTGCACCTTTGTGTTTTACAAACTTACCTGTGTGTTTCATTAATTTAAACGTACCATTTTTTTGTTTCATCCAATGGTGTCCTTTTGGTGCTTTAACTTTCATATTAACAAGGTTTAGCTTTAGACATTCCACCGTCTTTATACATAGTTCTTTTAGCTTTACCACCTTTCATCATTTTCTTTTTAGCTACACCACCGTGCATCATTTTCTTTTTTTTATCTTTACCGTACATATTTTATCTCCTTTTAAAAGTGGAGGAGACCGAAGCCTCCCCCGAGTGACAATTAGTCAATTACATAGAATGCACTACATAAAGCGTCATCTCTAAGTACTTTCGCACCATAGACATGTAAGCCTCTTACTATATCACCAAATGATGATGGGTCTCTCAACACTTCAGTTGAAAGAATAGTATTAGCAGTAGCAGTTGATGAAATGTGACCAGCCATACATTTACCAGTAGCGTTAGATGTAGCAGCAACATTGTTAGATTTGTACATGTCAAATCCTCTTAGTTTACCACTTGATACTAAGCCATTTCTGATAGAGCCTTGTCCAGCGTTAAAGTCAACAGACATTAACTTAGAGTCAGCTTTAGCTAATTCTTCATAGAATGAAGGAGGAGCTACGAACCATCTACCTTCTTCAGGTACATTCTGTTCGTCTAATAGTTTAGCAAATCTTGCCATAAGGTCAATTGCATCTACACCAGTTCCGTCTGAACCTAATAGGTCTACAGAGTTAGTTGCGTGTGATAAAGTTGCATCAGCAGTTGCACTGTCTGAACCAATAATGTGGTCAGGTGATGAAGCTGAACATCCAGCAAACATAGTTGCTAGAACAGCAGCATCATATGCATCTTTAAGAGCATACGCAGCAGATGATGAAGCTACTTCTTTGAAGTTGACATGTGACATTTTAGTTTCAATATCATCTACGATGAATTTGAAAGCTTTAGCACTATCAACAACAAGAGTTGTTTCAGCATCAGTTAGTTTAGTTGCAGTTGTGTCAGAACCTCTTGTATAGTCAGATACAGAGATTACTGGTTCACCAATGATTTTTACAGAGTCTCCGTAAGCAGATATCTCACCGGCATAGTCGGTGTTAGTAATAGCTTCAACTACACTTGCCTTTCTGAAAAAGTTAAGAACTTTCTTAGAGTATATGGAAGGTAGGAAGAAACTATTAGTTTGTCCACTAACGGAGTTTGCAAAGTTTGCATCGGTATCAGTTGAGGGTTCAAAATATTGAGCCATGATATATTCCTTTAGTTATAATAGTTATTTTACGATTCTGCCTTCTTGCATTGCATCTGATATCTCTTTTTCAAATTTATCAAATTCAGCAACACTCATTGCAGCAATCTCCTTTTCAGACCAAACCTTTTGTTGATTAGGTTCTATACTTTTTGTTTTAGTAGAAACCATATCAGCAGCAGATTTTCTAGTCTGTTTAGAAGATGACTCAGTCTTAGTAGGTTCAATTCCAAAATCCTTTTTAAACAAATCTAAAGCACGTGAAGCTAAGTCAGCATCAGAAGCGTTTGAGTATATCCAGTCTTGGATAGACTTAGGCTGTTCTTTTGCCCAACCATGAAAGTCATCGCTGTTTCTGATATCTTCAAAATCAGGATGTCTTTCCATTAATCTTTTCTCTGCACTCTGTCGTACTAACTGATTCTCACGTTCTTGGAGTTTACTAAGGCGTTCTTCTAGAACTTTTGCTTTAGTCTCAGATTGCATATGAGCAACGGTTTCTACGACTTCATAAACATCAGGATAGTTATTTTTAAACTCTTCTAGTTCTTCTGGAGATTTAGGAGCTTTGTATTCGGTTCTATTACTAGTAGCCTCTTCAATTAACTCTTGTTCTCTAGATTTAAACTCGTTAAGCTTACTATCGTAATGCTTTTTTAAATCATCATATCTTTTTTTATAATCTGGTTTCTTATAAGGAGTATCCAGATTTTCTGTTTTAACATTATCTGTAGACTTAACTTCAGTAATGTCATCACTATCAAAGAGTTTATTCTTTTCAGAAGGCTCTTCAAAATATAATTGATTAGCAGGGGTAAAAGGTTTATCTTCTACGTGGTAATCTTTCTTTGCGTTATAAGGATTCGCTTGTTCTTCCTGTTGGACTGTATTAGTCATTTTCTATTCTCCTACTCAGGGCTTGTTTCACAAGGTAGCTCTATGTCGACTAGAGGGCTTGTTTGTAAAGGTAGCCTTTCGGTTATTAAAATGATAAAGTGCCTACGCTAATAGGGTGGCTTTATCGTTAGTTTGTTTAGCTGTAGATATTTTTAGTAACTTCTTTTCTCATATCTTCTGTTATTCCTTTAGCAGTTTCATCCTCTTGGACAATACCGGTTTGAGATAACATTGACTGAGGTTTTTCTTCTACCATTTCACCTTCAGCAAAACCTTGTCTCTCATCTGCTTTAGCTTCAGCGTCTTTCATCATAGACATTAAACTGTCTTCTCCGATTTCTTCTACAGCTTTTGCAGTAAAGACAAATTCTCCGTCAGACAACCTAGCAGGTATACTGTCAGAGACTCCTGAACCCGGTCCATTAACAGGACCAGACCCAGCAAATTCTTGAGCAACATCTATTATCTTATCAAATAACATAGATAGTTGTTCATCTTGTTCTAGTTTGGAAGTTAGCATATCTTCTTCTTCTTCGCTTAATGCTTCTTCCATTATAAATCTTGTGTAGTTATCTTCCATGTCATCATCAGATTCCATTTCAGATTTCATTGGTGGTGTCATGACCATTAACATTTGGTCATCTATTTCTCCACCTTCTTCATAACCCATACGTTCAACAACTTCTGGAGCTTTTTTAGCTAAAGCTTCAATGCCTTCGTTTGGGTATTTATCTTCTTGTAATAATCCTTTTTTCATTATTGTTTCGCCTTACCTACGTTTAATGCACACCAGTCTAATATTTTATAAGCTTTACCTACCCACATATCGTCATTTGGTGTAGGAGTAAGAGAGCAAATTAAAGATGCTCCCATTACTATAGATGGTATTATTGCTATCCATTCGTTTATTGATTGTATAAAACCTAACATATTACTCTCCCTCTTTTCTGTTAATTGCTTCTTTAACCTGCTTGTCCAGTTGCTCCAACCTGACCAGAGAACTCACTCTCCCCTGCAACCGGTACATTTCCTGTTCCGATGTTGCCACCGCCAGTGCCTGTAGCTCCAAGTTCTTGAGGTTGTTGAGGTACTCCTTCAGGTCCTCCCATTGGGGGCTGTTGACCACCGGGTTGAGCTTCCTCGCCATTTGTTTGTCCAGCATTCTGCATTCCTATTATTTGTGCCATGATTGCAGCTTCTTCAGGGTCATTGAGTATTTCATCAGGGTCTAAGTCTAAGCTGTAGGCAAGTTCACTTACGAGTTTAGAAATTTTAACAAACGGAGCAATAGCAGGACTTTGTGCAGTTTGTAAGAACATAGTAAGTCTTTGACTTCTAACTTCTTTCTGCATCAAGCTATTTGTTCCAGTAGCCTTAACTTCTAAATCACCTTTAACATCCAACTCATCTTCTAGGAATTGCATGTTCCACTGGAAGTAAGACTCCCCTAGTGGCTTTAATAAAAAGTCATCAAGGTTTTTGATAACTGTTTTAATATTTAAACTTGATGCTCCTAATAACATAGACATACCAGAAGCAGTCCTTGTCATGCTTTGAACACCTGTTTGACCGTGTGAATAACTAGGTATACCTGTTTGTTCATCTGCAAGTTGTCTAAACTTATCAAACATCATTAAGTTTTCTTGTGATGTATTAGGAAATTTCAAACCGTGTATAGCTTGTCCCGGCATTCCAGCTTGTCTTCTAAAGACTTTACCCGGATATATTTCCATTGATTGTCCACCAACTAAAGCAGACTCATCTACATCAAACACTAGAGAACCAGACATTGCTAAGTTATCTATAGCCATTCTTGCATGACCGTTCATAATCTGTTGTGAATCATCCATATTCTCTGCTACACCAATACCAAAGAAGTTGTATGGATTTCTTTCGTATGGGAAAGCGTTGTATGGTATTCTATATGGAGTGAACGGATTGAGTACAGCCCTTAACAAGTAAGTACCACATGTCCATATGTTTACTTGTACTTCATCTAGGTCATCAACGCTGTCGGGTAAGTCAATACCTACTTCTCTGGCGTACTCTGCATCCATCATTCCCCAGTATTCTAAGACTTCGTAACTACTGTTTATATCTTCGTCACTTCTAGCATCATCTTTTAACTGGCTTTCAAAATCTTTCTCTACGTAGTTAGCACCCATTTGAATAGCACTACGTATTGCATCATCATTAAAGTAAGGCATATTACGTAACTGCCTTAATTGACTTCTGTTCATTTTATGTCTATGAATAATATATTCACATTCATCCATGTTAGTAGCGTTAGGGTCAGGATAAAAATCCCAACAACTAACAAACTCTATTCTAGGTACTCTAACTTCTAATGGGTTATAGGTTCTGTTACCTTCTTCATCTGTATCCCACTTGTGAAGTTTCTTGTTAAAGTTAAATGGTCCTTTTACAATCCCTGTACCAAGTAAAGCAGATTCTAAAAGAGCATTTCTTAATTCTGAGTTTCCATTTGATTCTTCAATCTGGTCATGGATAAGTTTCTCCATTCTTCTTGCAGCTCTTTGTGCAGGAGATACTTCTATTGCCTGTGGGTCAGGACTTGTACCGTCTGAAAGAATACCAGCTTCTTCAGCTTTGTCTTCAAGACTATCTTCAAACATACCGTTGTAAAAACTTGCACCGGGTTTTAAAGTTCTACCATCTCCTTCGTAACCAACATCATATGGATTAGGTTCGTCTTCTAGTCTATTACCTATGTTTTCTGGAGTAGTTTCTAAACCGGGTGTAGGATTAGATGTATCAAGATGTGCAAAGTCTGTTTCACCTTCAGGTATTTTAGTCTCAGCAATTCCTATTGGAAACTTACCTGTACCAAAGATAACATCAACAAGCTGTCCAAAAGCTGCTAGTACTTTAGTCTTAGTAACTTTTACAAATACTCTAGACTTTTCTGATTCTCTAAACTTAACACTTTTAGCATATAGACCTCTATAGTTCTCATACGCTTTTAACCAACGAGTCTCATCAGTTTGTCTAGCTTCTTCAGCTTGAGCATAACGCCCTTTAATAATACCAATAAGATTTCTTTGTTGGTCTTCTTCAAGTGTAAGTGTTACTCCAGACTCTCCTTCAACTTCTTCGTAGATGCTATCAGCGTTTAAAAATGTATTTCTATCTTCTGCCATATTTTTTAATAACCAAAGGTTGAGTCTACTGGTCTATACATCTCACGTTTTAAACCTCTTATACGTTCTAATGGGCTTTCCATTCTTGGTCTGCTCATTATCATATAACGTAATGCATCATATGCGTGGTCTGAAGCTTTTGTATCTACGTCTTCAGGGTTAGTTTTAGATAATGGTATAGACTGTAACTCTCTTATTAAGTTAGGACATGTATTAAATATCTGTAACTTAGGTCTACCATTCTCTCTAACCTTTAAATACTCGTGTACTTGTATCTTACCTTGTATTCTATTCTTATCAGCTCGTCTTAACTTATGACCAGCCTTAACTAAACTTTCTCCTACAGTTGGACCAGTTGTTCCTGTTCTTGCCCATGCTGCAGTATCTAAGACACCGTTCACTGAGAAAGGGTCTTCTGTCTCCATATCAGTTATTATAGCACCTAATTCTTCTCCTGTCAAGCCTTTTCGGTATAATTCTCTATAAATTATTAAAGTATTGTCATTTATATCCATTATTCCCCATAAGCAACAACTCTCTGCAGCATAACCATAGTCAACTGCTTTGACTCTTTCCCAGTGTACAGGAAGTTCAAATGGTGTAATTATATGATGTTCAGGACTAAATTCTACAAATGCAGCTCCTTCAGCTACATCCCAGTTACCTTCAAGCAACTGTCTACGTTGTATAGGAGGTAATGACTTAAGCATCTGCTCGTATATACCATCTTCTGCTAGGTAAGGGTTATCAGCTAACTTAGCAGGAATAAACTTACGTGTTAATCCGTCTTTACCTTTGAATGATTTGTTTGATTCGTTTGGTTCTATATATCTTTTCTTTACCCAATGAGAGCCAACACCACCGGGGTTAGCAGTACAGCGTAAGTATGTTTCTATTTCTTTGTCTGTTGTTCTAAGACGTGAAGCAAGATAGTTCCAACTAAACTCTGTAGGTAGATGGGTTATTTCATCAAAGCCTATCCAGCTATATGCTTGTCCTTGATATCTGTATACGTCTGCATCTCTTTCAAGGAAACCAAACTCTACCTTTGCACCGCTTGGAAAGTTCCAAAGCTTTTCTACTTCTCTGAACTTAGCACCGGGAAATGCTTGTGGATATAGTTCACGAGACTTATCAATCATCTCTCTAAGCTCTGGCATAGACCTTCTAAGTATTAATGCTCTGTGTGCAGACCTATGTGCATATCTTAGTGGGTCAACAATCATGGCGTATGATTTACCACCACCAGCAGCTCCACCGTATAACACATCTTTCTCACCGGCAGCAAGGAAGTCTGTCTGTGGTCCTTCATTAGCATGGAAGAATACATGATGATTATCAAGTACTTCTTTAACAGCTTTGGGTAATGTATCTAAATCACTTTCTGTAACAATACCTTCTTTAGTATTGTCCAGCTTTTCAAGTGTTGTTTTTTGTTTCTTGAATGATTTCTTAGCGTTGTTTAGCTTCTCTTCAAGTTTTCTGATGTTCTTTTGTTTACGAGTAATAGTCCTACGTGCTGCATCTTGTGCATCTTTAGGAGGTCTACCACCTTTCTTACGAGGCGTACCATCTTTGTTCTTTACAAAATTGCCTTCGCTATCTTGCAAGTAAAGATGTGGGTTCAGTTCCCAATCTTTCGCTTCGTAATCCATACTTTTTATCTATGTGTTTTTTAAGTCCCGGAGCAGACATGCGTCTGTCCGTTTTATATTCTAACCAATCACATGCAGCCTGTAACGATATCTCTTCATTGACTACCATGTTCTCTGCAATCTGCAAAGCTTCTAACTCTTCTTCAACAGGTTTTAAAAAAGAACTAGCTTCTTCAGCTAACTGATATCCAAATGGTATAGTTGATGTAGCTCTTTTTATGTATCCTTCTTTCATTTTACTTTTCTGTAAGCTCTTGTTTTTCTTGCAGTT